ATCTTCTGCCAGTCACCGATCTTCTGCCAGTCACCGATCTTCTGCCAGTCACCGATCTTCTGCCAGTCACCGATCTTCTGCCAGTCACCGATCTTCTGCGAGCCACTAATCTCCTGCGGGCCACTAATCTCCTGCCAGTCACCGATCTTCTGCCAGTCACCGATCTTCTGGGAGCCACTAATCTCCTGCGAGCCAGAAACAATAATTGATTTTAATGATATATGCTTTCCATCAACTTTCATATTCCCAATAATTTTAATATCAAAATCAATTTCTATATCTTCTTTGCAAATTAAATCCCCCCCATAAACATAAAATTCCTTACCAGATATAATTTCTGTTTTTAAATTTTCTTTAGATAATTTCATAATTCTTTCTCCTTTGTTAAAAATAACTAATCTATTTATACAATATAAACATACTTTATTTCAATGTCAACAAATTTTTAATTTTTTATACATTTTTTTTAATTTCAGTTCTTATAACATTTTTAATTCTAACAACATGCCAAGAAACCCCTGCTATCGTAATTCCTAGTTGTTTCGATATTTCAGAATAGGAATATTTGTCTATGTAATAAAATTTACATATAAGTTTTGCTCGATTAGTTAATTTATCTTGTATCTTATCTATTATAGCATAATAAATCTTTTCTGGAGTATTCTTTCTTTCATCTAATACTTCTATAGGATTATCGGTATAACTTATTTTTTGAAATTTATTTTTTTTAGTACAATTAGTTTTAAAATAGAGATCGTATCGATAATCCAAAGTAGAATAAATATAAAATTTCTTTTTATCTTGTATTCTATCTAGTTTCAACCAATTAATAGCATAATAAAATTCTAGAGTTAAATCACTAACTATATCAGAATAATCGATATATCCTTTAAAATAATTATGATATTGTTTTGCTTTTTTATAAATATAATTTTGATATTCCTTATAGAATTTTGTAAAATAAAAATTAAATTTTTCAGGATAGCTTTTACACATATAAAGATATACATAGTCTCGTGAGTAATCTTCAGTATTCAGGTTATTCATTTTTTTCTCCTTTATATTTTAATTAAAATTTTTATTACTGCTTTGCATTCTCTTATATTTTTTTATAAGGGGTTCATTTAATTGAAGATACTTATAAAAAGGAATTGTTTTCTTTACTGTATAAAAACTTTCTAAATACTTATCTGCTAATACTTCAAGAAGTTCATCTGGTATTCTCATTTTATTTCTCCTTATTTAAAATTTTTAATTTGCCCAGAGTGGGATTTGAACCCACACAAGCTAATGCCTGGAAAATTTTAAGTTTTCTTCGTAAACCGTTCCGACATCTGGGCTATAATTTTTTTAACTTTTAATCCTTTGATACGTACTGTACAAAACAAAAGCTATACAAATATTATTATCCTTTATGTTATCCATTACTAAATCCAAAAAAACCTTGTCTACATTATTTTTAGATTTCATTTCATCTTCTCCTCAATTTAATATCTACATAATTTTATTTTTTTCTTGTTTTTTCTTTTCCCACATAGCTTTCATTCTTTTCCGTCTCGCTTCTCTTACCTCCTCTGATATTATTCTTTTTTGTTTCTTTTTAGGTTCTTTTATACTATCTATATATCCACCAGCTTCTTTTTCTTTAGTAGTTTCTTTAATTATTTTACCACTTCTAGTTCTATTAACAGATAGACTACCATTAAGAAACATTTCTTTTTCTTTATCTTTTTTACTTTGTTTTTTTTCAGTTTCAATTTGTGCTACTTCAACCAATTTTTTCATCATTTGAACATATTCTGTTTCTGTAGTAACATCAATAATCTCTTTACATTCGATACATTCTATTATATCAAATATTTCTTGTTTATTTATATAACTACCTGCTTTCCGATACAAATCATCATTTATTTTTCCTTTATTTTTTTTATTTTCTATAAAGGATTTTCGACTATCTATATGAAACTTTGTATTAGAATCATTTAATGATTTAAATCCCATATTCAATTGACTGTTACATATTGGACAATACATATTATTTCTCCTTATTTAATTCATTTTTTATTTTATTTCCAAAAGTAATACTATCAATTTTTGCGTTCCAATGATCTAACAATGTTTTTTGATGAATCTTTATAAAATTTAAAATTTTTCTTATTTGATAAGAAGATAATTTTATTTTTCCTTTTATTTTTTTTATCTCAGGTTGACCAAAAATTGAAATACTTAGCTCACCATCATTTGTAGTAGCTTTAATTCTAGCTTGATGTTTTTCTCTACCAGATTTACTAGATATCCAAAGTGTAACAGGTAATCCTGTATTATTTGGAAATAAATTTGACATTTCTTCAAATTTTATTCTTTCATACTTTTTCAAAATTATTTCTCCTTATTTAATTTAAATAATTATTATTATAATATATAATAAATGTCAACAAAAATTTTATCATAATCAAAAAAATTCTTTATATTCTATAATTTTTATTCCTAATTTTTTTGCCTTTTCTAATTTAGAAGAACCTGAATTTTTATCCTCACATAAAAGAATATTTGTTTCTTTTGTAATTGAGTCTACAAAAATATATCCTTTACTCTCTATATCCTTAATCAATTCTTTACGCCCCTTAGGGCCAGTTCCGGTCATACAAATCTTTATTTTATCCATATTGTTATCCCCTTTTTCTTCTATTATATTCAAATACTGTAATAAATCCTCTATAAACTGTTTATGCTGCACAGTGTAAGCAATCAAATTTTGCCCCACCACTGATGTATCGTCTTTAAAATCCCATAAATCTTGTATGGTTTTAATACCCATTTTCTTTACAGCTTTTTCTCCTACTAAAATAATACCTAATCTATTAATAAATTGAATTACTGTCATTGTTTTAGATTTTTCAATTTGTTTAATAATGTTATCTGCTTTAATTTGTCCTATTCCTGGAATACCTTCAAGATATTTTCTATCTATACAGTATAAATCTTGAATATACTGAATAACTCCATAATTAAAAAGAGTTCTCACAGTTTCTCCAGATAAATTTTCCATTTCACATTGCTGAACCCAGTATATAATTTTTTGAATTTTTTGTTCTTCACAATTAGAATTGGGGCAACGAATATGAACCCCTTCATAAATTAATTTACTATTACAAGAGGGACAAATACTAATATCAATTTTATCAGGGGAAATATGATTTATAACTCTCTGAAAAAAAGGTATGACATCATTTGATCTTGAGATTTCAATTAAATCATTCCATCCCAAATTTAAAGATTTAACATTCTTATAATTATTCAAGGTTACTCTTTTAATTATACTCCCTCCTATATTAATTGGCTGAATTTTAGCAACAGGAATAATATTTCCATTACGAGATACATTCCATTCTATATCAAGTAAAATAGTTGATTGTGATTCTGATTCGGGTTTAAGAGCTATATTCCAATGATGATGATGTTCTACAATCCATTTAGAATCAATACTTAAATGTAAATCTTTATTATTAACTATAAGAACTAACCCATCAGTTTCAAAATTCCAAAATCCTCTAAACGAATCCTTATATTTTTTAAAATAGTATTCAATATCTTCAATTGAATACACCATTTTAGACGCAATAGATTCAAACCACCAATCCTTCAGTTGACTTATATCTTCACTTTCTTTATGATTACTACTATTTATTATTTGATATGCAATAAATTTAATATATTTTAAATCCTCTCTATTATCTTTTCGGTTTATAAGACCAACAGCAAGATTACGTAACGGTTTATTATTTGAATTAGGAAATTTTGTGTCTTTAGGTAGATATAATTCTCCCCTAATTTCTATATCTCTTAGTATATCAATAGTATTTGGAATATCAATATACTTACTTATATGAGATATGTCCTGTCCTATTTTACCGTCACCACGAGTGGATATATAATCTATATGCCCATTTTTATAAAAAATTGTACAAGACAACCCATCTATTTTTGGTTCTATAATTAGTTCTTCTTTATGATCTAATATTTTATTTAACCATTTTTGAACTTCTTCAATAGTTTTAGCTTTCTGACAACTTAACATAGGAATATTATGTTTAATTTTTTTATTTTTAACTTCTGTAGTTCCAACTATTTTAAAATAATTATTATTAGGATCTAATTCTCTAAGTTGATCTTCTAAGTCATCGAATTGCTGGTCTGTCATAATTGGAACTTTATTATAATAAACTTCTTTGGCTTCTAAAAGTTTTTTAACTATTTCATTTGTGTCCAATGTTATTCTCCTTTATTTAAAATTTTTAATAAAATTTTGAATAAACTCTTTAAATTTTTGGTCATTTTTATTAATTGGTTCTTTTATATTAATTGAATTTAAAAAATCTACTATATTCTTAAACCAAGCCTCCTCTGTTAAGTCATGATCCTCCCTAAAATTTTCAAAACTTTTTTTAATTTTTTCATTTTTAGGGTGATTACTAATAGCTTTTTTTAGAGCCTCATCAAATCCTTCTGGATTATTCATTTCAATATCAAGATTATCAATAACAGATTTATAAGCTTTTTCTTTAGTACCAGTTGTAATTACTTTCTCATTAATTTTATCTAAAACCTCATGGAACAATTTTATACTTTGATTCTCCCAAGTTAATAAATGTTTTTTAGTAAAATTATCTAATCCTTTAAAAAATTTATTAGTTAAAGTTGCATCACATAATTTTACTTTAAATAGATGCTTCATAAAAATCATAAGTCTAGGAGTTATAATTTTTTCCTCAAATAGCCCTTGCCTATAACCCATTTCTTCATATCTTTTCATTTTGTTTCCTCTTTAATTATTAGTTTTATTTTATATGCTCAACTAATTCTTTTTTATTCATATTACGAATTGTTATTATAGATTCCCCCTTTCCTCCTGGTATACTACTTTCCTCCACAATTTTAGAAATTACTTCATCATTCAAAGAATCCACTTTAGTTTTCACTACGTTTATTATTTCAAAAAAAGAATCTTCAAAACCTTTATTCTTTAATGAATTATAAATTTTTTCAGGTGAATAAATTGTAGAAGATTTTCCTTCTTGTAAGTATACTTTTTTTTCAATTTCTGGAAAATAAAATATTTCACCTTCTTTTCTTTTTGATAGTTCAATTTTTACAACATCTTGATATTTCTTAATACAATCTTCAATTGATTTTGCATAAGCAAGAAACTCAGCTAACTTTTCACTTGAAAAAGAAGTAATTTCTTGTTTCTCAAATTCACGAATTTGTTTCAATACTTGATCTGATTGATTATTTGTTATACACATTTTATTTTCTCCTTATTTAATTTTATTAAAAAAATAAATTTTTAATTGTTTGCATAGAAATAGTTACAATAGTTGTTGCGGTCTCATAGTGAGCACCACGAAATTTAGCAAAGGTTCTATGAGGATAAAATTTTCCTGAATCAGCTCTTAATCCATAAGGACGATGAATTACATTTTCATCATTTCCAATTTTAATTTCTGTTGCTCTATTATAACCGTAAAATCTTGCTATAATATTAGCTAATAGCTGAATCCCCTCTTCTATTTCTCCCATTTTCATTATTTTAAAAATTTGTTTTTTATTTAAAACTATCATATATTTTCTCCTTATTTAATCTTAAATATCTATATAAACAATATATAAATATTTATACATTTTGTCAACAAAAAAATTAAAATTTTATAAATAACCTAATTCTTTAAGACTAGTATACCCGTTTACTGTTATTATTATATGATCTATAACTGGAATACCTAATATTTTACCAGCATCACTTAAACGTTGTGTTGTTTTAATATCCTCTTGTGATGGGCTTTTCTCCCCTGTAGGATGATTATGTGCAATTATTATTGATGAAGCACTTTGATGTATAGCCAATCGAAAAGTTTCCCGAGGATGTACAATAGATTCACAAATAGTACCCACTGAAACTATTTCCCAACCTATAATTTTATTTTTATTGTTTAATAAAATAACTACAAAATGTTCTTTTAAAGAATCCCCAATTTTTTCTTTAAGAAATTCCCAAACTTTTTGTGCAGAATCTATATAAGCACTGTCACGATTTAAACTTTCATTGCTTTTATACTTTAATTCAATCTCTCGAACAACTATCATTTTTTTCTCCTTATTTAGTCTAACAATTACTATATATATAATGTATAAAATTATTATATATTTGTCAACAAAAAAATTAAAAAAAGCAAAAAAAAATCCCTATACTACTATTGATAAAAATTTACTAGATGACTATTTACAACAAGGTTGGAAAAGAGGTAGAATATTTAAAATAAAAAATCCCTCATAGATTATATGAAGGATTCTTATTTTTAAATTAGACTTCTTAATTACACTGTGTAATTAGGAAGATTACTCAGCGATAAAATTCTAATAAATTTTCCAGTTACAACCATAAAATCCTCAACACTTGCTACGTTAGCATCAGTATAAAACTGAGGATAAGCAAGTGAAGCAGTAATTTCAGTTAGAACCCCAAACGCGATACCAACATCAAGTCCCTCAAGTGGGTTCTTATATGTCAATAGCATCTCATTTGATTGTACTAATGCAGTATCTCCAGATTGTGCAGGGCATTGATAAACTTCAATACCATCCAACCAACCAGCTAGATAAACACCAGTTTTATTTGCTGAAGCATTTCCTTTCCACAAATCATGAAAAGTCATATAAGTTACTGCTTGAGTTCCAGCAACAACTTTATTAACTTCCCCACGTTTTATGTCATCATATATTTTTCCACCGATGTCCCTAATAACTGACAAGATTTTTTGTGCGTGTGATTTATAACTAATTTCACCAGCAGCAGCGAAGTCTGTATCAAAGGTATAGGTTGGATTTGATTTAGCAACACTTTTAGCAATACGAATTGCTTTATAATCTTTTGCTTTTGCGTGCTCATCTCCAACAGCTCCAATTAAAAGAGCTTCAGCATCACCAAGTCCTGTAGTACCTAGTAACAATTCAGTCATCGTTGTATAGGTATATCCAAGAGGTTGTGGAGTTGCTTGAAAACGTTTTTTTGAAACAGTCAACGATACTTTAGGATAACTAGTATACATTGTTGATTGTTCAGAATCAAATTCGTAATAAACAATAACTGTCTTTCCAGTCAAACTTTCAGTAGTAGTAAGAGTAATTGCACCACTTGAATAAGTAATCGTTCCACCAGTTACAGTATAATTTTGATTAGCAAACGCTGTCCAACCATTAGCCCCATCATCTTGTGCTACTAGAATACCATCAACAGTAACCAAAGTCTTATAAGGAAGTAATGGATACTTATCAAGTGCAATCGATTGAGAAGTACCTGAGCCAGCTTGTGATTTATATTCAGCGGTACCAGCAGAAGTATGATATGCTTTTTCATAAATCTTATCTGCCGCTGTTTGTTGTTTACCTGTAATAGTATTTTCGTAAGTCATATCAATGAAGAATAGTGCATCATCAGTAGTTGATAATGGAACTTCAGTAAATATATCTTGTCTATGACTATTAGCAGTACCAATACGAACAATTTTAAGAACATTCTCAGGAGTAGTTGAGAAATTCTGAGAAATAATTGTTTCATTAAGTTGTTTCAAATGCCTTTCCATATTGTCAATGGATTTAGCAACTCTTCGTGCTTTATCAGCATTTTCTTTATAAAGTTTTCTTAGGCCAGTTCCAATTTCAGTTTTAGACCATTTTTCTAAAAGAATCTGACCTTCCCTTTTTTGTCTTTGCAGATAACTTTGCGCTTGTTCGCGTAAAGCCTCTGGTGATTTTCTTCCATGTTTCATATATTTCATTTACCTGTATTTTCTAAAATTTTTTTAATCTATTTGCCTTATCTTAGTTATTAACTAAACCTTGTTTTTCTGTTTAAACAGAATCCTATATTTATTTATTAGTAATAATAGACTTTTTGATAAAAAAATTTTAATAGCTTTTAAATAAAAAAATCCCTAGTTTTTTATACTAGGGATTAGTGTTTCAGGAGGTTCTAAAAATAACTACATTATTTATTTTCTACCTTTTAACCAAGATGGACCATCGTCTACAAATGATTCACTCATTCGTTTAATTTTCAATCCATCTTTTTTACCTTTCTTTTGATTTTCAAATTTAATCAATTTTGTCATAGCTTCTTTTAGTGTACTCGAAGCCAAAAGATGCTTTTTAATATCACGAGCTACCGGATTACGTTTAGTTTCTCGTATAACAAAAGCTTCAACTAATTTCTTTTCTTGTAGTGCTGGTTTAGAAACTTGTTTAACAACTTTTCTTTTAATAGGCATATCTGAATTTCTTATTACTCTTTCTTCTTGATGATTAAAAGTAAATCTATAGGGTCTAAAAGATTCTGATTTTTTATTACTATCTAAAGAGGTTTCCCCACCAGTTTCACCTGATTTAGATTCGGCGGATAAGTCAATAGGTTCTTCTTCAACTTCTTCATCAATAACATATTCACCACTATTTTCACCAGCATTTGATTCCGCAGATAAATCTATTGGTTCTTCTTCTGTTTCCTCAACTATTTCCTCTTCTTCTGAGTCAAAAGGAATTTCATCATCCCCTTCTTCTTCAATTATTTGTCCATCATCGGTAACAACCTGCCCACCCATATCTTCTTCTTCAGCTATTTCAGGTTCTTCTTTATCTACACCCATAATATCTTCATCTTCTTCAGCTACTATTTCACTATCATCTTTTTTCATTTCTTCTTCATCTTCTTCATCAAAAGAAAACTCATATTCTTCTTCTTCAGAATTTTCATCCCCTTCTCCGCCTTCAAAACCTTCTACTATTTCTTCATCTTCAGGATTTTCAGGAAGTTCATTCTCATCTTCTTCAGTTACAATTTTATCTTGATCTTCCTCAGGAGTAAGCATTTCATTTTCTTCTTTAAACTTATAACCACGTTTAGTTAGTTCTTTTTCACAAAGAACAATATGTTTTTCAGCAATTTTTAAACTTTCTTTAAATTTTTTAAGTTGTTCTGATAAATAATTAATATCCTTATTACGTTTAAAAGTATCTTCCATAAGTTGTGTAATTTCTGAAAGTTTTGTTATTTCAAGTTTCTTAGCATAATTATGTCCAAAAACTTTATCCATCGCTTGAATGTCTTTCAACATTTCTTTTTCATTTAATTTATAATTTTCTAACTCTTCATTCATCTTTTTAACGTTTTCTTTAAGTTCAGAAACATTAACATTTTCATCCAAACCAACTTTTTCTATAATAGCTTTCGCTTTTTCATACTTTACAGTTGTTTCAGTAAGAGCTTTTGTTGCTTCTTCAAACTTAGTAACAGTTTCAGCAAGTTTAGTTTCGGCATTAATTTTTTGCTCATCAAGTTTAACCTGAAGTTCAGCGATAGTTCCATCAATTTTTACTTTAACATCAGCAAGTTCAACTGGTACATCTGCTTCCTTCAACATTTCAATGGCTTCTCTAATATTACTATTAGTTTTAGCTTTACGAATTGCTTCATTAAGATTATTCCGTAGCATCGATTCTTCAAATTTCATATTCTTTTTAACCTCATTATTTTTCTTTTCTATTATATTACTATCTTCAATCTTTTCTTGTATGGATTGAATATTTTCTTGTTTTTTATTAGTAAAACTAGGTTCTTGTAAATTTTCTTTTTCTGCACTTTCTATAGGTTGCTTATTCTGTTCAAGATTTTCCTGTGTAGCATAAACCTCTTGAGAAGGATTTTGAACCCAATCAATTGAACTTAATTCAAAACTATCCGGGTCTACCACATTATCTTGTTCTTTAAGAAATTCCCCGTAGCCGCAGGTACTGAAGCCCGCACGTCCTCCAATTTTTACTAACTCTAGCATCAAACTACCATTCTCCCCAATACAGTATAAATCAGCATAGGCGTGGTGCTCCCCCAATTTAGAATTTTTCCAAACACCACAAATATCTTTAACTGATTCCCTACCATCTTCAGCATGATCGGCATTACAAACTGCCCCCTCAATTACTTTTTGTTCTACTACTTTTTTCCAAAGAGATTGGGGGTACACTCTTCCATTTTTATTTTCAGTAAATCTTGTGATAGGAATTTGTTTTATAATCCCCCTACAAGAAAAAGAATTTCCGCTAGATTCAATGAGTTGCTCTTTTCCTACTTCAAATATTTGAATATTTTCTTTAGGAATAGATACTGATATGTTTTCAATTAATCTTTGTTTCATATTTCACCATATTCTCCAGCTTTAATCTGATCATAATAATAATCAGCTAATTTTTCAGATAATACTGTTCTATCCTTTTTTATAAATATTTTATTCCATTCAGAAGGATGAGAAGCGTTCTCTTTAGCATATTTTTTAGCACCATTATCAACAAAATATAACCACAACTTTGGAGCTAAACTATGATTATATGAACCTCCTTTTATTTTCCTTTTAATATTATTTATTATAGGCATAAATTGTTGTCTATAAAGTTCCCCGTCATTTTCAAGAAATAATTCTAATTCCTTCATAGCTATGGAATCATCATATTTCTTATCATAAAAAGAATCCCCTTGAAATTTTTCTTCTACAGGACTAATTCCTTCCCATAATTTTTTAACTTTATGATATTTACCACAAAGTCGTTTTTCATTACCAAATTCAAATTTATATTGTTTCATTATTATTCCTATAAACTTTGTAATATCTTAATTAACGATTGTAAATTTCTAGGTTTTTTATCATTAATTATTTGCATAATTTTATATTTTAATTCTTTTTTACCTAAAGCTTCCTTTGCTATATCCCTTAATTCTGGAACATTTAAAAAATTAAACATTACAGAATTCCAAAAAATTTCAATCCATTTTTCCATATTCAAAACATCAGCTTTTTCCATATCTGAAAGAAATTGATAAGGTTTAATAGGATTTTTTCCAACTAATTTAGAAACAATAGAATATAATTCATACGCTTTTCTATAGGTATTTGGATAAAATTTTAAAGTTTTTAATATTTCATCAATAGCGAGATTAGCCTGAATGTCACTTGTTCTATCTTCTTTTAAAATTTTTTTATATCTATTCATATTATATTATTACCCATTATCTTGTAATCTAGAAATAGAAATTCCCATAGTTTTTAAATAATGTAATAATCCATTCATATCCTTTTTATGTTTCATAAAACCATCTTCAAATATTTGATCATCATATTCAAAAATTGTATTACCGTTTCTATCTTCTACATGTGCTCTAAATTCCCCACGTTCATCTATATCAATTACATTATAAGCAGTTTGATATGTTTTTTCTGTGTATCTACTCTTATATCTTTTCATAATTACCTTAGATTATTTTATATATCGTCCAAAAAACTTATCAACAAAACGCATAAACTGACCTTGAATACCTGATGTATATTTTGTCTCAGTCATAAGATCAAGAATTCGTAGACAATCCTCAACTGCTGCTGATGCACGTTGACTATTTGGAAGTTTAGTTTTTGCATATTTAAACAAAGCTAATTTAGAACGATCATACATTCCCGATAGGGACCCTTTATCTTCTTCCGGTCCTGTTTCTACATCTGCATCAAATCCTTGCCCCCACAGTTCTTTTAATTCATATTTTGAATTATATTTTTCCATTTTAAATCTACCTCAAGTAATTATTTAATTTTTAATTCATTAACGACATTATCTTCTATATTTTCATCTTTTAAAAGCTCTTCTCCGATATTAGAACAGGCATCCCCCAATAGTCTAAAAAACTTTCTTACCTCTTTTTCATTATCTAGATGAAAAAGATTTACAAGAAGTTTAATCATTTTTCTTCTTTGAAGTTTATTCTTAAAATCTTCTGATTTCAATACTTGTATAAGCTCAGTTACTTCAGGATTTTCTATTTGTTCTTTATATGAATATTTTGATTTATACTCTCTCATTTTTCTTTATCTCATTTTTCTTTATCTCTTTTTACTTGCTGTTTCATTCTAATAACTTCTAATTCTTTTTTCTTTATCTTTAATTGATCCTGAGTTAATTTCAATCCATCAATAAGTTTTCCTAAAATTTCATTATTAGGGGTGTCTTTTTCTTTTTCTCTTCCTATCTTATATTGAATTTGTTGTATCCTATTATTAGTATCATCAATTGATCCTTGAATACGTTTAATTGGGTCCTCTTTTGGTTTTTCTATCTCTATATATCTTTTCATTATTTACTTTTATGCAACTGTCTTAATTGATTACTTGTTAGTTGTTTAAATTCATCAACAGATCGAAATATTTCATCATTTAATTTATTTGGTAAAAATACAATAAAAGGAATTGAATATGTTTTTAGATCTATTTTTGTAATTTGTCCCATACCAAATTTGTAATGAAAAACAAAATCACCCGGCCTTACTAACTTACCCTCTATTATTGTTTTTTCATTAGGTTGTATTACTCTACCTAATAATGAATTTTTACTTTTACTAATTTCTTTATATCTTTTCATTACTTAGCTATAGTAAAAAGATTCTTTGTTTCATTATAAGAAGGATTAAATCCATAATGTCCCAATACTTCTTGCACAGTTTCAAACGCTTTCTGTGATGGCTTTACTATTGTTTCCCCGGAATAAATTGCATCTTCTATAAAGGGGTCATCCTTAACAGAATATTTAAAGGCAAACACATATTTAGGAATATTTTTATCATCGGTTGAATCCTTTTCAGGAACTACAAAAAGGACTGAATTTTTAAATGCTTTATTAAAATCACTTATTATTTGTGACAGTAGACCAGATGATTCTGGAGTTGCTTCTATAAATTTTGATTTATATACCATTATACTATACCTATTATTATTTATTAGTATTATTTATTATTTTGTAGTATTTAACTGATCTGTTGTTAAAGGAGAAAATAATAATACTCTTCATTCTTAATTCTTCATTAAATAGGAAACTACCATTTGTCTCATTTGAGGATAATACCATTTTATATTATTGATTAAACTTTGACTGTGTTTAGAAAGAAATAAATTACTCTTTCCATGATATCTATCCCATCTTTTTGGAGATCTATGTTCTGGATAAATAGCCCCATCTAAAATAGTTAAATTATAATTTCCGCCTTGAAATTGAAAAGATGGCGTTGAATCCCAAATTAATATATCCGCTGTCATTAAAACATCTTCAATATCTTTATTAAATATTTTTGGATATGTTGGAGTTGTTTCTAATAATTTAAAAAAATCTAATACTCGTATTTCTATTTCATATATCTTAGATTTTTTTAATGTCATAGTATTTGGGTCTACTTCTTGTGTATGAAAATTATCCTTATACTTTGGGGTTCTTTCTGTACGCCAATAAAAAGTCACATAATCCTTAACTTTATTTATTCTCATTTTAATAAGTTTAGTATGATTAGGGGCGTTTCCCATTAATTCATTAGTTTCCTTAGAAAATTTCTTAGTTAAATTAGAAACCCCAGCATTTTTCATTAAATCAGAAAATCTTAAATTTTCTTCTAATTTAATAGAAATCCATTGTTTTGATTGAATTGGTTTATATCTAATCATTTAAATACTCGTAAATATACTTGTGAAGTTGATTTCTTAATTCATTATTATTATATTGACCAAAAAAGCCTAAGTAATAATTATAAGTTATAGGTATTTTAATATTATCTCTATAACCTACATTATCTATTTTCTTTATAATTTCTAAAATTTTAGAATTTGAGTATCCCATAAATCTAAAATCTTCAATAATACTCCATGCATAAGCCATTAATTCTTGCCTTGAAAATCTGTAATTTTTTTCTGAAGAATTCGCTTTTTTTCCTAATTCTTTTTGGATATCAATACTTACTTTATCTAACATTTGCATTCTATGAATAATCTCGTGTCCTAATGTTTGTTCTAATCCATAAATAAAAATATCAAACTCTTTGTTTCCTTCTATTAAAAAAATACCATCATTAATATTAATCTGTATTGTGTTATACATATCAGGTAAAGTTCCAGATTCACCGGACAAACCTAAATAATCTCCTATATCGTCTTTATACCTAAATTTTATTTTGTATTTCCTTAAAATAGATGATAATAAAATAAATATGTGCTCAATATCTTTTTTTAAAGTTGCTTTTTGAATTCTATCTTTATTTTCAATAATAATTTTTATTATTTGTGAAAGATAATTTTCCGGTCTTTGAACGGCTTCACATAAAGAAATATATTTAATCATTTTTCACTCAAGTACAAATACATATATTTATACAATAATTTTAAGGTATCATCCTTCATAGAAAATAGATCATGATAGTCACTAAATATCTGACCGCCAAGAATAAATTTTGTGCTGCTATCCCCAAGTGATAATATATGTCTAATTTCTTTATAATCCAACCCATATATTTTAAAAGAATTTATTATTTGCCAAGCATAAGCCATCACTTCATGTTTATTCGAAAGATACTTTTTAGCTTCTGTCTTAGACTTTTTAAAAATTTTTTTTCTTAATTCCTCATATTCAATTTTTAATGCCTGAAACCTATGAATTATTTCATGACCTAAAATAGTTGTTAATTGATTACAAAAGAGTTCATAATCTTCTTCATTTTTTTCATCTATCGTTTTTTCTAATGAGGGGTGGAAAAATATAAATATCCTCATTTCAGAGACATTAAAACCCCCTGCTTTTATAAAATCATTTTCATTAGAATCACTAAATAAAAATGTAACTTTATATTCATTAAAAGAACTTTCCAAAACAGATTTCAATTCATTAAAATCATTTACTTCATAAATTTTATTTTTTATTTTTTTGCAGATTTTTTTTATATTTTCTTTTTCAATTGAAATATCAATAACAGCCTCATGTAGATATATTCCATTTTTAGTATTTAAATAGTAACATCCTGAAGATTCTACTTCAATCAATTCAATTAAATATTTACTTTTTTTAATTTCTTTATATCTTTTAATTTTTAATACCTTTACCTATATATAATTTTAATTTATATATTGTAATAAAGTCACATTACTTTTAGTATAAATTAATACATCATTATCCTTCCTTTCCCACTTTTTAAAAGTATCCTTATTTATAGATATTGATATAGTTGAATCATTTACTAAAATATAATTATTCTCATAAAAAATATCACTGTTTTTATAACAATTGACACACATCCCAATTGTATTATTATTTCCTTCAAAAGAATTACCTTCTTTTGTATTAAATAAATATAACTTCAATTTCTCATCGTCTTCCATTGTAACTAATTCAGTAATTAAAGTCTTCCAATTATTACTAGCTTCTTTTATTACTTGATTATATCTTTTCAAAAAATTACCTCTCTTTTAAATATAAATACATATATTTATACAATAATTTTAATATTTGAGGATAATCTTTAAATACTTTATGATATACTAATAATGTATTAGAAAATCCTTTTTCTTTTGATCTACTCTTTAAAATATTTAAGATCTCATTAGATGAATACCCAATCGATCTATAAACTTCTACAATATCCCAAGCTCTTGCCATCATTTCTTGTGGATGTTTTAAATACTCAAAATCATTTTTAAAATCTTTTTCAAGTATTTGAATTTTTATTTTATTATCTTTTATTCGTAACGCTTGCCCCCTGTGGATTAGCTCGTGTTTTAATATTTTTAAAAAATAAACTTTAAATGCATCAAAAAAATTTTTATCCAATATTTTAAATAAATTTTCATTACAAAAAATTCCTATTTTACCATTTGCTTTTGTTGCCCCGCCATTTAAACCATACTCAATAAAAATATCGTCTCCATCTTCTATCCAAGATTGAAAAATAAATTCTATCTTATTTTTTTTAAAAAAAGTAGTTAATAAATTAGTTATTTTACTTGCAAGTTTTTTATCATTAAAATTTAATTTTTTTAATAAGAAATAAACTTTATTTATTGTTTCATTAATTTCATTTAAATAATCTTCTGGATTTATAACTGCTTCAAAAAGAAAATCAAAATTATAATTTCCTAAACAATTTTTATAGTTTTCATATCTTCTCATTTTGCATCTGGTTCAGGAACCGGCTTATATAATTCTATTGTAAGTTCTTTGATAATTTGATTATTTTTATTAAACCATCTAAGAACATACACATTTTTATATGATTCATGTGGACTAAAAAGGATTCTACCGTTTACTTCAGCATCCTCAATATCTCGTATTTGCTGATAGGATTTTGCTAGATAAAAAAATTCTTTAACAGGTGTAGTATCTATTAATTGATTTCTATAATAAGACTCAACATCCCCTTCTTTATACCAATTATCCTTTACTTGAACTATATTACAAGAACAAATAAAAACCAAAGAAATAAAAATAAAATATACTTTTTTCATTTTTTTACTCCATAAAATTATTTTGCTAATTCTTCTATTTGTAATTTTCCTTCCTTAGCTTGAGAATAATATTTTTTGTTGTCAGTTTCGTGATCAAAAGTTATCCTTTTTGCCATAATTTCGGCAATTCTTTTAACTACAGGATTTGTATTATCTTTATCAATGTGCTCCTGCTCAACAATTAACCCCATCTTAATTTCTTCTGGATCGAAGGTACTAGCATCTGCTTTTTTCTTATTAAAATTACCACCAGAAACAAAACAACTAACTATAGCATATATATACGTTTCTACTATATCTGCATCAAGACCTAAAGACTCTGCAAATTTATGAACTCCAGAATGATCTTGTGGATAAGGATTAGCTTTAAACCAATCAAATATTTTATCTACTAATTCAACATTATCTAATTTAATAATTTCTTCTTCAGCTTCAATAAATTTTCTTTTATATTTCATAATTATACCTCAATAATTTAAAATTAGTTTTTTATAAGTTCCTTTGCTAAAGTATAATAATCTTCTTTTTTAGAATTTTCAAAAAAAATAATATTTTTTTTATATAAGCCCTTTCCTCTATGAATAAAAGGTAAATTTAATTCTTTTAAAGCTCTTTGAATAGGGATACAACTTATTTTTATATTTTTTAATTTTGAATATTCTAAAGCTATAATAGAAGACCCCTTTTTTAAAAGAAAATATAAATCAACTATCAATAAATAATCTAATTTTATATAACGAATGTTTTTACTTCCAGTTCTATCACTCCCTTTTCCAAACATTCCATTTCTTTCTTTTTTATGAGAGCCATTAATATTTAAAGTTTTACTCATTTTATTTTTAGATTCTTCAGAATGATGTTTATTATACATTCCATTATTTTCTTTTTCTAATAAATAACCTTTTCCAAACATTCCATTATTTTTTCCTTTAGCTAATTTTCTTTCCTTTCTAGTTTTACTCATTTTAAAACAAGTTTCTATATTCGGAGTAGATCCAATTCCATAACCCTCTCCGCCTAAAGTTGCATTATATCCAAACTTTTCTAAATAAGATTTATATAATTTTATATAGTATTGTTCTTTTAAAGCTAATTCACAAGAATTAAAAGCATAATCTATAATTTTAATTGTAAAATTCTCTATACCATATTTTCTTAAAGAATTATAAAAATGATTAGATTTAGAATTTTTAGATATATAAATATGCTGTTTAACTCTATCTTCTATAGTATTTTTTGTGACACCAATATAGCATTTATTATTAAATACATTTGTTATTTTATAAACGATTCCTTGCATATTATTTTTAATAAAAATTTTTTTATTATTATTCGATATTGTTTTTTCCTAATCTTTTTGTTAATAATTTACAAGTTAATGTAATAGCTCTTTCTACATCAGCTTTTAAAAAATCTTCTTTTAATAAAATAAATTTATACTTATTCATACTTATTTACCTCGTTTAATTTCCTTTTTTATAAAATCAATAATTTTACTATAAAGTTTATAAGCATCTGAATAATTTATTTTTATACCTTCAGCAGACACAGTATCACCTGAAATATTTATAGACGCTTCTTTTGTTAAGGGGTATTCTTCTAACTCCAAAGTTATTGATTTTGGTACAATTCTTTCTGACATTTTTTTATAACGAACCATTTTACCGCGTTACCGCTCTAAATATGTTTGTTTTGAATCTCGTGGAACATAAAATTCCTTTGTTAAAAGATACAAATTATCTTTATAAGTATCTTTAATTGTAGTTATATCACAATGTACTTTTTTATATTCTGAAAAAGTTTTTAACAATAATGTAGTTTCTTTAAAAAGAAAAATTCCTACATATCCTTTACTAAAGGGAAAAAATGAGGAATAAAAAGATTTTATTTCAAGATCATCCTCTATAACAGAATTAAAATATATCTTAGTTAACCCTATATCTTCTAAACAAGAATTATCACACTGACAATTTGTAAAATCTATTAAATAATGTTGATAAATATTATCTTTCATCACAAAGTATTCTTGTATTTTTAACTTCCTTTAATAAACTTTTTATAAATATCGAAAACCATTCGGATCTAAATTTTTTGACTTCCTTTCTAAATCTACCATCGGGATACAAAATAAAAAGTGCTTTCCTAATGCAAATTCCAACCACCTCACCAGCTTTCGCTGGGTTGTCTTCCAAGAAATCAAATAATAAGAATAATACATTCTCCAGATACGATAATTTTTTCTGCATGATCCACCCATTAAAATTCCTCAATTCTATAATTTAATAAATTTTTTATTAACCGACTCAAAAATTTGTTTATTAATTAATCTATTTCCAATAAGATCATTTTTAATTATAATTGCTCTATCCCCAATATATCCATTAAAATTTTCTATCTGTGTAGGAGGAGTTGTTTTCATATCTTTAAACATAAACTGTTTTCCATCAAAAGAAGTAAATTGAATAGATTGTGTTTTCGATGCTTTAAGTCTCAAACGAGGTAAATAAACTCCGGGAAAACGACTATCATAGGAAAGGATATAAATAGGATAGGGGATACTTAGAATACGTTGAATCCATACACACTTAATTTTAGTTAAGTGCATATCTTTTTTTAAAATTTCTCCTGTAGTTTTATTATCTAAAAGAGAAGATATTATCGGTTTAATATCCATATCCTGTGTGTTTTAAGAAAATATATTATTTATTAGTAAAGAATTTTTCAAGGGCAGGGTATATAGAATCAAACATCTCTTTTGATAAAATTAAAGAGGACTCTTCAGAATAAAGGATATAGGAATTATCTAACTTATTTAAAATAAAGCTGTTTAAAGAATTTATTTCATAAAAAGAATCTGAACTTATAATATAACAACTATCTTTTCCAAGGCAAAGGTCTATCTGGTTCCCTATTTGATAAACCTCCTCCTCTTCTAATTTGTCTACTATTACCCCAGGCAGGATCTCCATTAGTATTTCGTTGATAAGATTCTCCTGCATAAGTTTTTACCTGTGAATACCTAAATATTTTTTCTTTTATTTTTTCTATCTTTGTTTTTTCTTGTGATTTATTTTCATTTAAAGACAGCAACTCTTCAAACGTAGCCTCTTTTTCTTCTTCCTCTTCTTTATAGATCTTCCAAGAATGATTATCTATGTCTATTAGAAGAACTTCAAATTTATCAAGCTGATTTTTAAATTCGACAAAATCTTGTATTAAAAAATTATGTATATACTCAAGAAATTTATAATAAGAGAGATATTGTAAATCCTCATTATCCGCAGTAGAATAACAAATAGAATCGTGTAATGTTTGTTTACAGAGAACCCAATTCATAATTATGTATCTATTTCAATATTATCAATATCAACTTTTTTCATAATACCATCTACAATATTTTTTTTCAATAATTTTTTTACGGAAGTAGTATCCCCATTAATATAACAAGTTATTTCATCTCGTAAACTTTGCTGAGGAACTACTTCAATAAGTAATTTTGTTTTTATTCCTAGATTAGTATTTTCAAGTTTAATAACTAATTTTGCAATATAAGGAATTAGTATTTCAAAAGTAGCATCTTCAGTATCATATAGATTTAAAACGGAAGATAATAATAAAGTCTTAAAAACTTCTTGAACAGTTCTAAAATCTTTTGCGCATAAAGCCCCTAAAGTTTCAAGAATATTTTTTTCTTCAAAACTTAATTTCATTAAAGACTCCTTAAATATTTAATTTAATCACCTCTAAATATTATTTGTTATAGTATAAATTGCATCATTTATATTATTACAAGTAATCCAATACGGAGATACAGGATATACTGGGTTATAAGGATTAACTGTTACAAATTGCTTTTCATATAAATCCTTTAATTTATAATATAACTCTTTTGCTTCATCAGAATTTAAATTTATTTCTTTTCCTTTTTCCATTTTAATTTTAATATTTATTTTTACATCCATTATGTTGTATCCTTTAACTAAAAAGTTTTTGTAGAGTTTTAAAAACCCTCTCATTTAATTTTTTAAGACGTTTATTTGGGTCATTAGCAATTTTATCTAGTTCCTCTTTTGATACTCGTTTTCCATCTACTTCATATAGTTGTTCTTTTTCTTCCATACATAGTCTCCTTTATTTATTCATTAGTATTTTCAAAATCATCCTCAGAATTATCATCTAAATCAAACTCCTCATCAATTTCCCACTCTTCTAATCCATCAACAAGTTTTTCATTCTTTTCAACATCTTCTACAAATTTTCTAGTTTGATTTTTAGATTCATTATCATACGTAAAAACATATTTTTTAACCTTAACTTCTTCTTTCAATTGTTTTTTTCCTTCAGGATTACAGGCAATTCTTTTATCAATTTCCTGTAATAATTCAACCGGAAAAGAATCATTTTTTATCTTAGAAGAATAATAGTGTCTATTTAATAAAGTACCCTCACGAAGACGTTTCTGTTTATTAATATATACAAAATTATCTAGAAAATCAAATAATTTTTCTTTCCCTCCAACTTTTTCTCTAAGAGCAACCTCCCATAATAATTGTTTCTTAGTCTTTTCAACCTCTTCCTCGGGAACTTCTTCTGATGGTTGATCTTGAAAATTATCATTATTAAAATTATTTTGATTTGACATAGCATTCTTTTGTTTTTCTACATCATTAAGCCATTTTACTATAATTTTATCATCATAAGGTAAGAATTTACTATAAATAGACTTAACAACATCTATAGGAATCGCAGTAACATCCCCTCCAGTTAATTTATCGGCTAATGATTGCATAATTTGATTAGATAAATCAAGTAAATCCTTTTGATTATTAATCATATCATTATTTGTCATAGATTCAGGATAGGGCATACTTAAAATAAAATCCATATCTTCTAGTGAAAACTTGTTAGAATAAATCATGTGGATTTTAACTAATTCAGAAATTTGTTGTAATAGGGATTGTTGAATTCTATATACTAATCTTGCAAAAGGTTTCCAACGTTCAATCAGACCTATACCAGAATCCCCAAATCCTGCTTCTTTTGGATCTAATAAACTTCTAGGAAGTTGTGTTGCTATAATAAGTTCATCCCGTAATAAATCAATGTCATCTATTTTTCCAAGATCAATATTAGATATTTTTTGTTCATAATCAAATAAATCTGCAATAGTTACAACAGTGGTTCCAATACCTACTTCTTCTTTATTAACAGCATTTATACCTGAGTTTTGCCAAGAAGAAATAAATTCTTGTGCTTTATTTAATTTTTCAGTTGGGGCCATAGTCCCAGGAAAATGTAATTTATAAACATCGATAGGTAATCTAGCTCCTCTTGCCGCAATTTGCAAAGTCATTGCAGAATCAAACTGTCTGTAAGGAGCCACTGCGTGAATATAAACAGGAATACCAAAAGGTTTAAAAGGTGATTTTGTTGTAAAATTCCTAAAATGTAAAAATCGCCAAGGTGGAATAGCATAGTCTCCAATAATATATCCAAACAGATATTCTTTAAAATAAGACGAAATATTATCATTATTTTCAATCATCTGAGTTAGTTGATCTATTCTATCAATCTTACTCTTATAAGAAGTAAAAAATTTGTCGTTATTCGCAATTAATTGTTTAACTCTATATGACGAAAATTCCAATCTATCTTTAAAATCATAAATGTTTATAGGGAGGATAGCATCTACACCTTTTTCGTCAAAAGATAATATCCATCCGGCATTTCCATATTGAACAACGTCTACAGCGGTAGCTCGTAAATGGGAATATATATTTATTTTATCAAAAAAATCTTGAATAAATTTTTTAACTTCTGGTTTTGCTTCTATACTAATTGGTTGCTCGTGCGAATCTGCCTGTATAACTTCATCAGCAATGAGTTCAATAGCACGAGAAATTAGAGCGGAATTTCCTGTCAATAAACCATCCTCTAAAACAAAATCTTGTGTTTCAGGAACTATGGCACAATAAATATCCTCTTCTTTTCCAGATTCGTAATCAATATGATCAAATGTCCAAAAAGGAACTTCAACTTCTCTAAATCGGTCTCTTTTCCTTCGTATTATTAAATCTTCTTTTTTTAAACTAATATTATTTACTCTTAAAGTTACTAATTGCTTTTTTCCTATAATTTCTTTCCCTCGAATAAATTTTTGTATATGTCCCTTCAATTTTTGATGTGTTGCACTATTAAATTGTATTCCAATTCTAGGCATAATTTCTCTTAACCACTTTTCTTCTTCTATACCACAACAAAGAGAAACTTTTCCATTACCACCAACAGTCCCATCAGCAGCAAGCCAACCTCTAAAAAAACCCGTCAGATATTCATCAGTTTCATCTATAGAGGGTAACTCCTTTAAAGGATGTGTTTTTGAAAAATCATCCCACATAAAAATAACAGGGTCTCCATTAAAAGAAGGTGGGTAATGTATGGTATGCCCCTCAAAATATTTAATTAATTCTTCTTGATCAGAACACAATCTAATTTGATATCCTAAATTTCTTTCACATCTTTTAATAGTTGTTCCATCACCATAAACTAATCCGTGTCTTATACCATATATGTAATCTATAGAATCCATATCAACTTCAGGTCTTTGAACTTCTATATAAGGTATCTTATTTGAAGAACGAGAATCAAATCCTTTATGTGTTGTTTCTTTTAAATCTTTAGTGGCTACAAACGTACCATCTATTAATCTCCATCTATGATTTAAAGTAGCCCGTACAATTCTATCTTTTCTAAATCCTCTTCTTTTAAAATGTATATCATAAAGAATATCTTTTCCAAAACATTTTACTTCTGCTGATTGCCAACCTTTTGATGTAAAAGCAGTTATTTCTTTATTAACGAGTTCCCCTATAGGAACTAAACCATATTCTTTACTTAACATACGTTCAGTATAACTCAAACAATTGAAGTAGAGCATGTCCATGTCAAACCATAGATCATACCTATTTTTCCAACTTAAAGCATCATCGTGCGAGCTATGAAGCCATCGATCATAATATTTTTCTACTTCTGGAGGAAAAATTTCTCTAATTCGTGATTTCCCCCCTGTATTTAAATCTATTGCATCCCGTGTAGGAAATAATTTATCAGAAGGTCCTTTAGCATTTTTAACCATACCTAAATTAAAGTATCTTAAAAATCTTCGGATTACTGAATCATTTCTTATTTCATTGTTTTCATTATTTATCATAAATTTTCCTTAAAGTATTCTATTTAATTATTAGTATTCATATATTTACAAAAAATCAGTTATTCTATGATTTGAACTAATTGGCATTGCCGATTTAGCTAATGTTAATAACTGCCAAGGTTGACCAGTATTTGAACTTACAAACTCATCAGCAATTATTAACCATTTACCACAATACTGGGTTGCTATTCTTTTTTGTTGCATAACTGAATCTACAGATACATTTATACATTTTCCTGTATACGCTTTCGGATTAAACTGACTTATTATTTGCATTCTATAAGATATCGCTGATGTTCGATATAATGAAGCTATTTTCCCTTTTGTTACATATTGGTCTGCTGTAGTTTCTTCAATACCAAAATTATGTACGTTTGTTACTGAAGATATGTTTGATCTTCTTATTAATATTTTTTCATTGTTTGTTTTTTTCACAAAAAAGTTTGCTAAGGTTGGTTCTTGAGAAACATAAGCCCCTTGATTATTTACAACATATACTTTATTCTTATAATTTTCAAAATTAACTGGCAATCCTCCCTGTAAAAAAGTATATCCTTTTACATAGCGTACTTCAGTAGACATTGTTAGGCCTAGATTAAATTCATAATCATATACAGAATCCTGTCTAATTAATTCATCAAGATTCATAAAATAAAACTCACCCTGATCATTTATAAATGTATAAAAAGGTGATTTATTATTTGAAGAACCACAAGCAATACGAGCTAATCTTTTTAAATAGCTAGAGCTACTTTCATTCATCTGAGGAACGTCTGGTGTTCCTGTAGTAGTAGTAATATGTTGTTTGGCTACAGGGATACCAAAGACATTAGTTGCAATACTTTGTGCAATAGCAGAAATAGTTTGTCCTCTCCATGCCTTTGAAACAACTAAATCTTTTAAATATTCTGCTGATATAAGTATTAATTTATTGATACCAGAAATATGCTTTCCAGGTCTAGCATCTAACATTTGATTTTCTGACCAGGTATATTTATGATCAAAAAATCCATAATCTCTTTTTCCAAATTGAATTCTAAAAATCAACCCCTCAATAAACAATAATTCATCTAATATCATACCAACAGGATCATTCAAATTTAAAACTGAATAAGCAAAAAAAGAATTTATATCACTTTCCCATTTAATTTGTGGAAAATTTAAAATTGTCAAACCAGAAAAATCTGCTAGATTAGGAGTTAATTCTAGTATTAATTCAAAAGGATATATTAAAGGGGATGTGGATTGAGATTCTTGTCCTGTTGCCATATATTTAATTTAACCGAATATTCATTTCTCCATCAATGCCATCTTCATCAATGATTAATAATAACTGTTCTTTTTTTGCGATACCTTTCATCTTGTATAACGAAAACTCGTTAGTTCCAATAATTGACCCACCATAAAAAGTAAACCCACCATTAAATATAGGTATCTTAGCAGTAGAATGGATGTGCCCAGCAACGATATGATCAAATTTTGTATCATCTGTAACACCTATTTGATGAAGTATCCCATATAGTTTTGCTGCTGACATTGCGGTTGAATAAGCGGGTAATCCTAAAAATCCCCCGGAGCCTTCACCAGTTAGAATATTTCCGTGGGTACATAAAAATTTTGTATTTTTAATTTGCTTAATTATAAAAGGTGATTCTGGAACATTTATATGAATTCTATTATTTTTATTATATTTTGACATTAAATCAAAATACATTTTCATCTGTCTTCCAAAGATGAACTCATAATTCATTGTGACACATTCTTTATAATAAGGCCTCCCAGGAAGTATCCTTGAATGATTTCCAACAATTATATCTATATAAATATTTTCAAAACACTCAGATATTTCAATTAATTTAGGAATTAAGTAATTTTGAAGATAAAAAATAGATTCAACTTCATTAAGATCAGAGTTTCTCACAAGTTCATTATGAATACCCCCGCAAAATAAATCCCCATTACAAATTATATGTAAATTTTTAACTATAATTTTTTTTGCATATCTAATAACTTCAAAAAACAATTGATTCATTCTATCTACCGCAATTTCTTTATTAAAAGAATTTACAAAATTTACTTCTTCAGGAACAACAACCTCACCAAGATGTAAATCTGAAAAATTTAATAGTAGATCTTTATTAGACTTTATTTTTTCCTTTAGGGGCTTAACAACATATTTAAAATCTTTTGTTAAATTTTCTTTATATAATTCTAATAATTTTTCATCATGAAGTGTCTGATGTAATAATTTTTTTCTATCTTGTTTTAACTCACTATTTTCTCGTCTTAATTCAGCATTTATTTTTTCATTTTTAAATTTATCTATATCTTCCCCAAATGCTTCTTTTTCTAGTTCTTCAAAAGTATTAAAAAATTTAACATACTCCTCTCCATACTTAGAATTAGTCCTATACCAATTTCTTGACATAGTTCCTTTTCTATTAGCACCAGTTGTCTTATACAAACTAAACAGAGTTTTAAAATCAGTAACAATGTCCTGTTTAGTTGTTTTTTTAATGGTACTTTTTTTATTTTTATTAGACATTTAGAAACTCCTTTTTATTTTAATACTAATAATTGAAAATAAATTTAATATTTCTTATTAGTAAACCACAATATGCCACAAGGATTAAGATTAAAAAAAGGTGATATTTCTTTAATGGAAATATTAACCCTATCCCAAGCAGAATATAAATCTAAAAATATTGATGATAAAGTATGGAGGTATAAACTAGACATAGTTTCTGCTAAGATTGTAATTAGAAAAAATTTAAAATATAATCCCTCTACAAAGCAATGGGAACAATCTGGTCGTGAAGCGCAAATTCAATTCCTTATTAAATCTGAACCAGAATCTTATAAAGATAGAAGTAATGTAAAAATTCATACTTACCCGATTACTTTCCTTTTTAAAGATTTTGAGAAAGGAATGAATTCCCCCTTTAGAAGTCGTGTTGGTAGCCTTAAAAAACCAATTTTTCCCAAACCAAAAAAACATTTCATAAAAGATGCTAAAGATAAGAAACAAGAAGAACTGTATAGAAAGGAAAATGAAAAAATAACTCAAAAAAATAAAGAAATAGCTAAGAAAAATATATTAAACGGTGTACAATTACAGTTCTTTTATGATTCAATGTTTATTTGGAATGCCTATGGTTTATTATGGGGTCCAAACTATGCTAAACTTCCTCCTAAAATTACTAATCCAAATTTAATTCCGTTTTTTTCAAAACACGAACTTTTTATTGTTCTTAAAGTTCTTGAACCTATGTTTAAAAAATTAAAAGGTTTACAATTAAACAAGCCTATTAAAAACACAGAAAAAATATCAAAAGACATATCAAAAAACGAAGAGACCCCCTCAACCACGGAAACAGAAACAATAACCACAATACCAGAACCAGCAGATGATTTTGGAATGGGGTAATATATAAGAGCCTATACTCCTATAGGCTCTATAACAGAAATTTCATTATGAATTGAATCCTTGGATAATTTCTGTTTTTCTTTCTTTTGAATTTCAGCTTTCTTTTTTGCCCATTCCTTAAATCCTTCAAAAACAACTTTAGGTAAATCTTTTAACTTTTCTTCATTCATTTCTTTTGAATCTTTTCCAACGTCTTTCCAATCTAACTTATTCCTTCTACAATACTCTCTTCTTTTTTTTCTAGGATAAATAGTAGAAGCGATATTTAATTTTTCCTCATAAGACAACTCTACTTTTTTTCCTTCTTCATTAACTTTTACGGCTTCCATTTAAAATCTCCTTTATTAAATAGTTTTAAAACTCCATCTAAAATCTCCTGACATTGGACACCTGTCAGAGGATAATGAATCTTTTTCTATAATACATACATAAGTTGTTCCTGATAATAAATTACCTGTGGGATTAATAATTACTGTATCCTCATTGGAATCCCAAGAAAAAGTAATTGGGGTACTAGGAACTAATCTTATATTTTCTTCAACACTTGATTTATACATTGTAAAATTAAACATCGCAGATAAAGACCCACTAACAGGAAAATTAATAGCTCCCTGTAATGGATATGTAGAAGTAATAATAGGGATACCCAATGTCTCTGTATATTTATCAACGTGAGTTTGAATATTATCTTCTAAGCTTCCTCTAAAAAAAGTTAATTGATATACTTTTCTAACAATATATTTATCCCATAAAGAACCGATTAACTTTGGAGAAGTCATTATTAATGGAATTTTTCTTCCATTATGATCAAATAAAATATCTACTACTATATCATTCTGATCAAAATCCCTAGATGAATCCATTGTATCCCCGGTAAATGGAACATACATTTTTATAGGCATTAGTTCAGTTAATGAAATAGCCCCAATCGATTCTTGCCCAGAGGAACTATCCATTGTCTGAAATAATTCAACCTCATTAAATGGATACATAATATGAACATTACTTACCAGAGAACTTGAATAAGAATTTGTTTTATCCCCTATTAAATCCCCCTGTCCGTCACTATTTACATCATCAGAAGTTTGTGTTATTCTAATAACATTAGTCTTTGTTCCAATAAGGTTAAATTTAACATCCCCCACTTTTCTAAGTACTGGTGCTAATGCTGAACCTATTTGATCGTATGCTGATGGTTTAAATCCCATTATCCCTCGGTTGTAAAAAAGAATCCGTAATCTTCTCCAAATGGAATTCCATAACTACTCTGCGCCGTAGTATAAACAGCACCAGAATATATAGTACCAGAAGTTAAATTTTCAGATGGTTGTATAATAACACTAGTACCAGATGAATTCCAAACATAGTCCATTGATATAAAAGGATCAAAATAAATAGCTCCTTCAGCAGAAGACTCATTCATTGCCTGATTAAAATTAATTAAAATCTGTGATTCTACTAGTACCCCCACAGAAGCGTGTGCGGGTGTAGTTGAAGAAACTATGGGAGTTTCTGGCATTATTGTATAAGTTTCTTGTTTACTATCTCTATAATCATTACCAGAATAAGAATTAAGATAGAGATCAATATTATCCACAGGTGCAATACTAGCATCTGTAATTAAATCATAATAATGAACCTCAGTATTATGTACAATATCTTGAATTTTTCCTACATTTAATTGTTCTGCAAATTCCCAAGCATACGTCCCTTTTACAATAGATTCAAAAGATAATAAAATTGGAATAGAAGTTGTATAGCCATTAATTACTAAAGGAACAGTTATTATTGTTTTAGACGCATTATCTTCGTTTAAAATAGTTAAAGCTCTAAAATAATCAAAACCTGTTGCAAAAAAAGATACCATGTTTAAAAATAACTTCATTGGTTTTGCATCAATTTTACATTTTAAACTATCTGCATATACTCCAATATGTGCCTCCTTATTAAATCTAGTATTATCTAATTCGATATCCCCATAGTTAAAAGCAGTGAAAGGAATAGTGGCATTTGATAATTGAAAAATTTTAGAGTTATCTTGTAATGCACGATTGGTTATATCAGTTAAAATAAATCTTGACCTACCAGAATTAGCTGCTTCTTCTTTTGCTTTTTCTATCGGGTCTGTTTTCACAGATGTATATACATAAGGTAGCGAAGAATATAATAATTCCCAATAATAAACACGTATTGCCTCCATGATAGCAACAATCATTGGAGGGTATTTATTTACTTCTAAATCAAACCAGCGTTTCGCCATTTATTTAGAACCTTGTGAAGTAACAATCTTTATTTTTTTATTTTTTTTTAATTTATCTTCTTCTGGAGATTGCCTTTGTTTAATAGGAGTTTCTGGGATTTCACCAATAGAACTTGAGGTTAGCATTTCATATACAGGCATATATTTAGAAATATCTTCTTCTGGTAAAGATTTATAATCAACGTTTGTCCATTTTTTTTCAAAAGCCCATTTATATTTTTCTGGGGCTTTCTCTTTAGAACCGTATTTATTTCTAAGATATTGAATATACTTAAATTGTTTCTTACTACTTACTGGCATATTTATACCTATGTGTTAGAAATACACGCTCTTTTTTTAGGATCAAATATTTTACCTTTCTCACAAGGCTTATGACACATATCTGCTCGTGCAGAATAATCTTGTCCCCTTAACTCACAAGAATTTTTATCTGCTTCGGTCATTTTACATTCTCTACACGTGCATTCTTTTTTATTACAACCTTCACATACGTTTTCTTCTACTCCACCTTTATATCCTTCACCTTCCATAGGGCCTTGAGGATTCCCACAAGGGCATTCTTCCGCCCATTTTTTTCTTGTATATTTTTCCATTTAACTACCTTTAAAATAATTTATTATTTATTAGTAATCATTTATGCCTAGTTACAAGTTTCATTACTTATTTCTTTTTTCTCTTTAATATAAGGTAATATTCTAAATGATTCAGCATTAAAAATAAAAGGTAATCTAAATTCTGGGCCATTATTATTTTTGCAAGCGGTAAGCCACAAAATATCTTCTTCTAATAACCATTCTTCCATTCTATCTGGAAAGTACTGTTTCTTAATCATAAGGGGTCTATAAAGGGATAAAACCATTCGACAGCGTTCAAACCATCCAGCACCCCCCTTTATATCTTCACGAACAAAAACTTGATGATCAATCTCTTCAGGTTTTTTAAATCTTATCCCACCTCTTGCTCTGTTTTCATTTGCTTGAACTACTAGAAGTGAATGAATACCATTATTTTTAGTTATATTATGTAATTCAGTTGCCCCCTTTTCAACTCCCTCCCCATATTCGCCACTAATTTCTTTTATCATAGAGGCTAAATCAAGAACAACTATTGTATATTCATCATTATTTTTATAAACCCCTTCTTTCCTAAAATGTTCTTTTCCTGATCTAATTAAATTATCAACATCCCCTAAGGATAAAGAAGATTCATCAACGTGTAAATAATTTTTTATTTGTGAGAATCCTTGTAAAGCCCTCTCAACTTTTGAATTAAACCTATCATCTCTTTTTTCCTTATATAATTCACCTGGAGAAATATTTAATCTCATAGCCATTGTTCTATCCATTTCAGAATCAATAGTCATTTCTGTTCCAAATTTAATAACTGGAATATTTCTACTAACCCAACTCATTTGCATATTCTGAGACATCGCAGTTTTTCCTGCCCCGCTGGGAGCAAATAGTAAAGTCATTTCCCCAACGTTAGCTTGATTAGGACAAGCATCTTTAATAACCTTATATCCCAAATCTCTTTGTTTTAATCCTTCGTCCCTTTTCTTTAAAATTTCTCTATAGTTATCAGCTAACTGCTCAGTAGTTAATAATCGTGTAGAACCTTTAATCAAAGAAATATTTTCTTTGATTTTATTTGCAAGATCATCTAATTTATCTAACTGTACTTCACCCGTTGGGGATATTTCAACTAGCAAATCTTCAAGTATTTCTATATTTAATTTATTACTGATATAATTTTTTTTAATTCTATCAATAATAAAATCAAGATTTTCAAAATCGATAAATTCATCATATATTTTTTGTAAATATTCTTTAGGTATATCTGCTTTTTGTTTTACATAATGATATAATTCATCAACAGTAAAATAAAGATTATCCTTTTTTACTTGTTCAATTGCATAACAAATAATAGATATAGAAGAATTTAATAAAAATTTAAAATCCAAAAGATGTGTATCCTGTGGATTTTTCATTAAATATGATACAAATTTTTCCTCATTATGGAGATTAATTGCGGAAAAATCAGTTGCCATAAAAGGCTCCTAATAGATGGATTTTTTTATATTTTTTTTAGTAAAAAAAGAGTTATCACTATCTTTTTTAGTAAACATATCTTTTTCAAGAGGTATGTTAAATGAATCAAAATAAATTCTTAATAGTTTTGGTTTTCTCTTACATTGTATAATAAAATCATTTGTTTTTATATCAAGTAAAATAAAATCAACAAGAGTAAAATTTTTTCTAATATTATTTTCGGCTTCCTTTAATTTCAATTTCCAATCGTGAGGATAATTTGTTTCTTTTTTCCATAAATTTTTAAATAGATCATCTATAGACTCAAATCTATTTACAATATCAAATAAAATTTCTTTTGGTAAATAAGGAACAACATTTTCAATATTATCTGAAGTATCTCCGTGAATAGCTTTATAAATTTGTATAGCCTTTCCTCTAGAGGGATCAAAACTATATTCTTTTTTAAAACTTTCGACAGTATATAATTTATTATAATTCCACCAGTCTATATTTTCTTTTAAATTCCGCGCCCAATCTAAATCATTAGAAATAACAATAGCTTTATTTTTTTTATCTATGGGCAGGGACTTTAATAATGGATAGGTTAAATCATCCGCCTCTAAAGAAGGAACTTTAAAAATAAAATAGTCATCAGAATAATTTTTTAAAATTTCCACAAAAATTGAAAGAATTTCATAGATACCTTTAGGAACAGATTTTTTTAATCTATGACTTTTATAATTCTCATCAATAACTTTACGAATTGTTAATACATTTTCAGGATTATCAAAAAGAAGATATAATTTAGAATCAATATATCCAAAATCTGTTTGAAGTTTTTTTATAGAAATTAACGCCTTTTTTATTGCTAGTGAAGAAAGTTCAGTTTGATTATCACAAATTACATTTTTTACAGAAACAATAAAATTTCTCCACCATACGTTTTGAGTATCAATTATAAGATATCTGTATTTTGACAAATATTATTCTCCTGTTTCAGGAAATTCAGATTTTGAAAATTCACCAAACACTTTAAGAAAAGTCTTAATATTTCTTATATCTTTTGCAGTAGTACTATCTTCAATAGATTCATTATTTTCTGATGGGATTCTTTCAGACTCCTTTTCAATTTGATAAAAATCCTTTATCGCTGTTACCATACCTAAAGTAAAATCATTATCACTTTTATTTAAAGCTGAAAGAAGATACGTTAATTTTGTTATATCTACATCATCATCGCTTTCTAATATTTTTTTTATCTTCATAGATACTAATTGCTTTAACTTATTTTCAGCAGAGGCTTTTTGTATCTGACTATCAATAAACGATATAAGATTAAGACTACGAATACTCTTAATATTAATTTTATCTTGTTCAGCTAAAGAATTATTTTGTATATTATCTACTAAAGTTTCAACTTCATTATTATTTTTCATCAGCAAACCTTTTTATTGCATCCATAAAATCAAATTCTTCATTTAAAATTTTAAAAAATTCTGGTTTTAATTCTTCCTTCATTTTTCTTATTTCAGCAGCTACAGACTTAGACGGTGAGTCTTCAAGCTCTTCGTCTTCAGTTAAACTTAAAAATTCTCGAATATCCGGCCACTTCCAACCTTTTATTTCTCTAAGATAGAAACAAGATACTATTATTTTTGATCTTTTATAATCTTCAATTGATGGAACCCGTACTGAAGTTCCATTATAATAATAAATAAGTTTATCAAGTTGCTCAGGATTAAGAAGTTTAGCTAAAATATATAAATCATCTTTTTCTATATTAAACGAAAATACAAGTAAAGATAATGCTCGTAATAATTTTTCACCAGTATACTCAGAAACTTTAAAATAATTATTTAATGTTTCATTCAAAGAGTCGGTAATAGTCTTCATATTATATTAGTATTATCAAAAGTAGCTTATCTATTTATTTCATCTAGTTTTAATAATTCTTTTCGTATAATATCCAGTGTTTTTAAATAAACTTCTTTATATTTTCTTCCATAAATTTTGTATTGAATCAATTTACCCCCATCATCATATTTATCCTCTTGAAACAATTTTTCAGCGAAACGTTCACCATATAATATATTATGATGAAAAGCTAGGAGTCTAATCATATCTTCTTTCTCTGTTTTACAAAAATCAGATATCCCAAAAAGAATATTAATAATATACTTAACTAGATATTTTTTATTCTCATTTTCTTCAATAATCTCGTATTCTTTTGACGAATATTTATCTATATGATAGAAATTACTATCACTATGACTATCATCAAAATCCCAATTCAAAGACAAATCTTCTTGTAATTTGTTGTATTTATTAAACAATGCTTGCTTAATTTTATCTATTAAAGCCCCTGCAAATGAAGCATAAACTCTATAATCTTCGTGATTATAATATTCTTCTACTAAAAAAGAAACAGAACAATAGGAATAACTTTCTAAGTCTCCCTCATTAACAATATAGGGACTATAAAATTTTTTTATAAGACTTTGTGAATAGTTTATTAGAATTTCAGACATTTGATCAAGATAAAGCATATCTCTATTATGATAAAAATACTTATCTTGCAAAACCATTAACTTACGTTCTGTTTCTGGTTTTAAACAATAAAATTCATTACACATAGGACACTTGCTTTTCTTTCTGTCCCATTCTTGTCTCTTTTCTTTATTTGTTATCTTAAATTGATACCCACATTTTCTACAAGTATTATACCGTCCACGATTTTCTTTTATCATTCTTTTAATATACCTATATTTTTATATATAGTCAATTTTTTATATTTAATTATTATTTAATATAAGATAATATATGAGTAATTACATCTACGGTCCATCCATTACCTAGCATTTTATATCTAGCATTATCACTAACACCAAAAGTATAATTATCTGAAATTGTTTGTAATCTTTCACATTCTACTGGGGTTAATCTCCTCCAAGTATCATTTTCATTTTCTATTTTAATATTATTATTTGTGCAAGAAGTTGGTGATTTTCCTTGTATAGAATAAATTCTATTATTCATCTCAAATTTACTATCATTATCAACTTTTCCTATTTGTATACATCTATTAATATTAATTATATTTTCTTTTAAAGAAGATGCTGTTAAACAATTTGATTTTTTATTTAAATCAAAAATAGAGAATCCAAATCCATTTCCTTTTAATAATTCTTTATTTTTATGTAGTATCATTGAATTCTTTTCTTTTTCTTTAAAATTATATTTTATATCAACATTTTTTTCTAAAATATCTTTTAATATTATTTTTTTATTTTTAGGTTGTTTAATTCTTTTTATATTAGTCCAGTATAACCGTTCCCTATTTTGTGCTGAAACTAAAGACGAATTTATTAAAATAGGTTCTAGTCCCACCTTTCCAAACAATACAAATTTTTTTATACAATCTGGATACACCTCACCTAATTTTTCAGAAATAACCTCCTTATATTCTTTTTTCATTTTAACATTTTCAAGTAAAAAATATTTTGGTTTATAATATTTTAAAATATCAACAAAAGTAAAAAATAATTTACTTCTTGGGTCATTAAAATTTAATTGTTTCCCAGCGAAGGAAAATCCCTGACATGGGGAGCCAGCTAATATCAAATCTGGTTTTTCAATATTCCACTCTTTCCAATTATTTATATCACCTAATTGAATAGTATTAGGATAATTTTTCTGTGTAACTATAATAGAAGCTTTTTCTATTTCTGAAACATAATATTTATCAACTTTTATTCCTGCTCTTTCTAAAGCAACCTGACCACAAGATATCCCATCAAATAAACTTAAAACAATCAATTTACTTAAACCCCCACACATCACTAATAATTTCTTCAGCGACTATTGGAACATCCCCTAATTGAAAATTTTGTAAATGAAACAAACAAAGTTTTTTAACTTCTTCTAATTCTGGTTTATAAATTTTTAGTACTACTGAATCGTGAACCATAATAATAAGTTTTGACTTCATTCCTTTTTCTTTTAATTCCTTATAAATACCAGTCATAGCTTTATGCATCATTAAAGCTTCCATAGAAAGTATCTCAGTATTAGTACAAATATTTTGATTATGATTTAATAGTTTAAAATATTCTTTTGTTCCTTTTCTTTGCTTATAAAGAAGTTCAGGTAAGTGTCGTCTACTACCAAATTCAGAATCAATATAACCCTGTT